TTGCTGCAACAGATGCTCACCACTATGGAGTGACCCGTGCGAGCAAAAGCCACTGACGACCAAATATTGAAGGCCGTGCAAGATGCCAAAGGCATCCGATCCGCAGCGGCAGCCAAGCTCGGAATGGCTGATCGAACGCTACTGGCCCGGCTCAAAAAGATGAAGACCAAGGGATACACCGTCCCAAGGTCGACGTACCAGCCGGGCGAGCCTGTCGAGAATGCAGACTACTCGTTCACACCTTTGCCCGAAGATGACGTCTCCATCGAGGAGCTCGTCGAGCAACGCAAGCGCAAGTTCGCACACAAGCGCGAATATGAAGAGGCGAGCAAGCTCATCCCGATTCGCATCAAGATCAATGGCCCGATCGGGCTTTTGCATTTTGGCGACCCGCACGTTGACGATGACGGCACGGACATCGAGGCGCTCGAGCGACACACTGATCTCTGTAACCGCACGCCCGGGCTATTTGCCTGCAATGTCGGCGATACCACGAACAACTGGGTGGGCCGCCTCGCAAGGCTTTACGGCGAGCAGGCGACATCAGCAGCGCAGGCGTGGCGACTTGCTGAATGGTTTATCGGTCGCTGTAGCTGGTTGTATATGATTGCTGGCAATCACGATCTGTTTTCCGGATCTGGAGACCCGATCAAGTGGATCGCAAAACAGCAAAACGCGCTGTACAAGTCATCAGAGGCCCGCATCGCTTTGAAGTTTCCAAACGGGCGCGAGGTGCGTGTCAACGCCCGCCACGATCACAGCGGCTCATCTATCTGGAACCCGGCGCACGGCCCGATGAAAGCCGCCATGCTCGGCACCCGCGACCACATCTACGTTGCAGGCCATAAGCACGAAAGCGCCTACTCTGTGCTGAAAGACCCGATATCAGGTATCACGATGCACTTGATGAAGGTTGCGAGCTACAAGGTTTATGACCGATACGCCAAGGAGCGCGGGTTCCGCGATAACGCGCTCTCGCCCTGCGGTCTCACGGTCATCAATCCCCTGCTCCCGGCTGACCACCCCGATATGGTCAAAGTGTGGTGGGAGCCTGAAGAGGGCGCTGAATATCTCACTTGGTTGAGGAATCGCTGATGCCGAGCATGATTGCCGTGATGCGCGCCCGGGTCGCTCGGGTGCTCTTCCGGTCACGCGCATACAAGCGAGCCCTGTTTGACGGCAAGACCGGCACGCTCTCCGAGGATGGCCAGATCATCATGGCTCACCTCAAGCGATTCAGTCGCTACGGAAAACCTCCGGTCGCTGCGGATAAGACGGGCGCTACGGATATGTTCGAGGTCGGTCGCATGGTGGGCCGACAAGAAACGGTGCAGCTCATTGTCGAGGCGCTGCAACTGGACGAAAAGACCTTGACCAACCTGCAAGAGGAATTCATCGATGAGTGACGATCAAGGGTCTGCAGAAGCAGGCAACCCAGCACCGGCTCCCGCGTGGTACGCGCCGGAAGGGATCGACCAAAGCACGGCCAGCCAGCTCGGAGAACTGGTCAAGGCCAAAGGATGGAAGGGGCCAGCAGATGCGCTGCTCTCCTACCAGAACCTCGAGAAGGTATTCGGCGCTGACAAGGCCGGGCGCACCATTCTCGCGCCCAAGTCTGACGATGACGCTGACGGATGGAGTGCCGTCTATAACCGCCTAGGACGCCCAGAGAGCGCAGACAAGTACGAGCTGCCAGTACCGGAAGGGGACGATGGTTCATTTGCTCAGGCGGTCGCTCCGGTGCTCCACGAGCTCGGGCTGACCAGCAAGCAGGCCAAGGGGCTTGCCGAGTGGTGGAACGAGACGTCTGGCAAGCGGATCGAGATGGAGCGCGAGTCGTTCCTGTCTAAGTCCGAGGAAGACTTCGCCGCCCTGCGCCGGGAATGGGGCGCCGCGGCTGACCAGAATATCGAGCTTGCCAAGCGTGCTGTGGCGAAGTTTGGTGCAGATGCCGGTATCGACGCTGACTCTCTGGAGCGGCTCGAGCAGGCGATCGGCACCGGGCCGATGCTCAAGCTCTTCCATGCCGTAGGTTCATCGTTCGCGGAAGGCACGTTCGTCGCCTCCGAGGGTACCGCTGGTGGTGCGCTTACCCCGCAGGCTGCCAAGAACAAGATCGCCGGTATGTTCGCCGATCAAGAGTTCATGGGCCGCTACATGAACCGCGACGAGCGGGTGCGCGCTGGGGCCATCGAGGAGATGATGCGCCTGCAGCGGATGGCTAACCCAGAGCTGTTTACAGAGTAGTTGCTAGTGTGCTACGCGCGGGAGTATCATCCGCGTGTATCTCCTAGAGAGCCGATAAGGCAGTTTGAGGCCCGGGGATAACTCGGGCCTCTTTTTTAGGATCGGGCAAGTCGCAAGACCCCGCTGACAGTCGGAAAGACGACCGAACGGTGGGAGCGTATCCCACAAGGATTTGGCCCCGGCAACGGACAAGCTATCCGAGAAACACTACTTTTATAGTTTTTTTGGAGGGCTATCATGGCCGATAATATTGCAAGCGTTTATGCCGTACAGTACGGCACGAACATCTCGCTGCTCCTGCAGCAGAAAGGCTCCAAGCTGCGCAGCTCTGTGCAGACTGGTTCGTACAAGGGCAAGCAGTCTGAAGTCGTCACGCAGTACGGTGCTACCGCTGCTCGTGCGGTTTCGACCCGCTACCAGCCGATCGTCCCGGTCAACACCCCGAACAACCGTCGTTGGGTGTTTCCGGAAGATTTCGACTGGGCTGACCTGATCGACAACTTCGACAAGCTCCGTCTCCTCGCTGACCCGCAGTCTGCCTACGCGCAGAACGGCTTGTACGCGATGGGCCGTGCGATGGACGATGTGATCATCAGCGGTATGCTCGGCGACAACAAGACGGGCGAAGCTGGCGGCACGACCACTCCGTTCGACACCAGCAACCAGCGCGTTGCTGTGAACTACGCTGCCGCTGGCAACGTGGGTCTCACGGTGGACAAGCTGCGCGAAGCTCGTCGCATCCTCATGGAAAATGAGGTTGACCTCGATGCCGAGCCGGTCTACTGCGCGATCAGTGCCGAGCAGCACGACGATCTCTTGGGCCAGATCCAAGTGGTCTCGAGCGACTTCAACAGCGACACTCCGGTGATGAAGGATGGCAAGGTGATGCAGTTCTTGGGCATCAACTTCATCCACACCGAGCGTCTGCCGACGACCTCGAGCCAGCGTCGCTGCCCTGTGTGGGTGCCCTCGGGCGTTCACCTCGGCTTGTGGAACGACATCATGTCCGATATCACGCAGCGTCGTGACCTCTCTTCGCACCCGTATCAGATCTATCTGATGGGTACCTTTGGTGCCACCCGCACCGAAGAGAAGAAGGTCGTCGACATCCTGTGCGCGGAATAAGGGAGTAAAGGAAAATGGCAGTTGAAGCAGTAAAATCTACCCTTATTAGCAACGCAGACGCGACCCCTGCTGTGCTCAACAACCCCCGTGTCGACGGTGGCTTTGAGCGAGTAAAGGTTGCGACGGTCGCTATCACCAATGCTGACTCGGTGGGCTCGACCTACCGTATGTTCCGCGTGCCGTCGAACGCGGTCGTCACCGACCTGCGTGTCTACGCGCCGGACATTGGCACCACGACGATTTCCGACATCGGCCTGTATCGCACGGCTGATGACGGCGGCGCTGTGGTTGATGCCGACTTCTTCGCCTCGGCTCTGTCCCTCAAGGACGGTGCGCTGAACGGCGTGGATGTTCTGCATGAGGCTGCGGTGTTCACGATCGCCAACTCCGGTAAGGAGCTCTGGGACGCGCTCGGCCTCGCGGCTGATCCTTCCACGTCGTATGACGTGACTTTCACCTTGACCGGCGCTGCTGACGCGACCGGCACTGTGAAGCTCATCGGTCGTTACACGGCGTAATAAAGCGGGGCGGGTTGGGGATTCTCGGCCCGCCCCTCTCTTAACGGAGAACAGACATGGCAGATCGTTTTTACGGTATCGACCGCGGCCTGCAAGGCGTGCGTAACGTCACCGAAGCCGCGTCAACGACCGGCCTCGATGTGGAAGTGCGCGTCGACTTGATTGGTATGCCGAAGGATGAAGTCCTCTATATGCTTGACACGATCAAGCAGGCAATCATTCAAGACACTTGGCCCCCGGCTTAACGGTCTCGGGGTTTCCCGATGGCCGCTAGTAATGTAGCAATCGCAAACCTCGCGCTGACGAAGCTCGGGGATTTGCGCATTCTGAACCTCACGGATAACACCAAGCCAGCGCGCGAGGTGAATGCCGTGTTCGATATGACGCGGGATTATCTCCAGCGTCGTTTCTCGTGGCGGTTCTGCATCAAGCGTGCAAACCTTGCTGCGGATACCTCGACCCCGCTCTGGGACTGGTCGTATCAGTACCCGATCCCCACTGACTGCTTGCGCATCCTGCAGGTCGGACAGTGGTACCCGACGCCGGATCTCTCGGATCTCATTTCAACCGGTGGGCAAGAGTACGTCCTCGAGGGCAAGTACATCCTCTCGAATCAAGCTGGCCCGCTGAAGCTGCGCTATCTCTCGAAGGTCACTGACCCTGTGCAGTTCGACGCGGCGTTTGACATGGCATTCTCCGCATATCTGGCATACATCCTCGCGGAACCCTTGACCGCAAGTAGAGAGCAGAAGCAGATGGCGTATCAGGATTACCGCAACGCGATCAAGGATGCCGTCATCGCCAACGCTATTGAGAACCCACCGGAGTCGCTTGCCGACCAGACTTGGATCTTGGCGAGGCTGTAAGACATGGCGAAAAGCTCGCCCGCGATCTCTAACTTTAACGGCGGCGAGGTCGGCCCTCTCCTATCCGGTCGCGTCGACTTCGAGAAGTACAGCAGCTCCTGCTTCAAGATGGAGCGGTTTGTGCCGACCGTGCAAGGCCCGGCCAAGCGGATGCCGGGTACGCGGTTCGTACTGCCGACGAAGCTGCAAGACAAGCCGACGTTTCTCAAGCGGTTCGAGTTCTCGTTCGATCAGGCCTACATCCTCGAGTTTGGCGACCAGTATGTGCGCTTCTACACCGATCGAGGTGTGGTACTCGGTGACACAGTTGACATCGACAACATCACGCAAGCGAACCCGGGCGTACTGAGCTACACCGGCACAGACCCTGCCAACGGTGATTGGTTCTACGTCACTGGCGTAGAGGGCATGACGGAACTCAACAACCGTTATGTGCGTGTATCCAATGTCGATACAGGCGCCAATACTTTCGAGCTAACCGACTGGTACGGCGACCCGATTGATACGACGGGCTTTGGCGCGTATGTCTTCAACGGCGACCTGCACAAGGTCTACGAGATCGCCTCTCCGTACTCGGCAGACGATCTGACGAACCCAGAGGGTGGCTGCGCGCTCTCGATTGTCCAGTCCGGTGACGTCCTTTACATCGGCTGCGAGGGCTATGCTCCGCGCACGCTGACTCGCTTTGCAAACACCAACTGGTCATTTGCGACCTATTCGCCGACAGACGGCCCGTTCCAGACGGAGCCGCTCGAGCCCAAGAATTTCACGCTGGGTGCGTCTACAGGTACGGGCGTTGCGCTGACTTGCACGACCAACGTCTTCGAGGCCGAGCACGTTGGAATGCTGTTTCGGCTGGAGCCGATCAACATCACCACACCCCCGTGGGAAACGAACAAGAGCATCACAGCGGGCAACCTGCGCAAGTCTGACGGCAAGTATTACGAAGCCACCAACTCCGCTACAACGGGCTCTGTGCGCCCTATACACGAGGAGGGCACCGAGTCTGACGGTGGCGTGACTTGGGAATACCTCCACCCCGGCTATGTGGTCGTCAAGATCGCAGCCGTGACGGATGCTCAGACGGCGACCTGCGACATTATCGGCCCGGGCATTGCTCCGGCTGAAGTCGTCGCCGGTGACGATTGCCGGTTCCGCATCGGCGCGTGGGGCGAGGCGACAGGCGCTGCGTTCCCGTACAAGGTCGCGTTCTGGCGCGATCGGCTGTGGTGGGCAGGCAACCAGCAGATCTATGCGTCTGTGGCCGGTGACTATTCCTCGATGAGCCCGGACACCTTGGGGGAGATTCTTGCCGACAACTCGATCTCGCTGACCATATCGGTTGGCACGGTCGACAAGATCCGATGGATGACGGCATCGGATGTGCTCCTTGTGGGTACCGCTGGGTCTGAGATCGCGGTGCAAGAGATCACGCCGAACCAAGTGCTCGGCCCCGAAAACGTCAAGTACGAAATCCAATCGGCTGAAGGTTCGAGGGAGCTCGAGCCGGTGCTCGTTGAGGATGCTTTGCTTTTCATTCGTATCGGTGGCCGCCGGGTCATCGAGCTGCGCTTTGACATCCAGTCTGACTCTTGGGTTCCCCGGGACATGAATGTTTTATATCCCGAGATCACCCAGTCTGGCATCGTCGAGATGGCGTACCAGAAAGAGCCGGACAATATCATCTGGGTTGTGCTCTCAAACGGTCGATTGCTCGGCATGACCTATGACAGAGAGCAGAATGTCTACGGCTGGCACCGTCACCCACTCGGCGGCGTATCGGCCACAGTCGAATCGGTGCAGGTCATTACGAGCCCCGATGCTGACGTCAACGATGTCTGGATCATTGCCACCAAAAAGATTGACGGAACTGCTCGGCGCTTTGTCGAGTATTTCGCAGAAAACTTTGAGCAGGATGACGACATCGAGGGCGCTGTGTTCCTTGACTCGTCGCTTGAGTTTGACGGCGCGGTAAATGAGACCTTGCAGCCGGGTACGGGCGCGAACGTGCGCGGGTCGACCAATGTCCCCTTTACGGTGACGTCGTTCTTCGAGCTCATCACCGAAGACGGTGATTTCTTGGTCACCGAGGATGATGAGTTTCTGGCCATCAACGACGATGTGTTTGTCCCGGGCGACGTAGGCCGCGAGATCCGCGTGCGCTACTTTGACGAGGACGCACAGCAGTGGCTGACGGGCCGCGCTCTTATCACGAGCTACGTTGACGAAGGGCAGGTGCTCTGCACAATCCTCGCCCCGTTCCCGAACCTTGACGAGTTGCCCCTTAACGGCTGGCGACTGACCTCGACCGTGATTACAGGTCTCTGGCATCTTGAGGGTACGACGGTCTCGGCGCTTGCTGACGGAGCTGAGATCAAAAATCTGACGGTGACCAACGGATCAGTAACGCTGCCCGTTAAGACCGCTCGAGCGCAGATTGGTCAACCGTACACCTCTCGCCTTGCCACGCAGCGCATTGAGTCCGGTGCGGTAGACGGCACGGCGCAGGGCAAGACCAAGCGGTTCCACCAGATCGTGATGCGCCTCTACGCCAGCCTCGGCGGCAAGGTCGGCCCTGATCCGTCATTGACCGATTACATTCTTTATCGGTCGCTGTCAGACTATATGGACGAAGTGCCGCCTGTTCTAACGGGCGATACCGACAAGTTCCCGTATCCCGGGGGATACGAAACAGAAGGCCGCATTTGGGTGCTCGCTGACCAGCCGCTACCGCTCACGGTTGTAGCACTGTACCCACGGATGCAGACGGAGAACTAATGGAAGTCGTGCCATTCAAGGCCAAGCACCTGCAAGCGATGATGCTGCAAGACTCGCAGCAGTTCATGTCGCCTCTTGCATTCGACGATGACTACTGTGCGCAGCTCATCGACGCTGGCCCCGCCCACACGATCCTAGACGGCGATATTCCGATTATGTGTGCCGGTGTCGCAGAGATGTGGACAGGCCGATATGCCGCATGGGCGTGGCTCTCAAGGGACGCTGGACGCAAGATGGTGGCGCTCACTCGCATTGTCGACGACTACCTCAACACCCGCCCATATCGGCGCATTGAGGCGTATGTCGATGATCGGTTCGATGCCGGTCACCGCTGGGCGCGGATGCTTCAGTTTGAATACGAGGGCTTGATGCGTTCATTCGGAGCGCAGGGCCAAGACATGGCGATGTATTCGAGGATTCTGTAATGGCTGCACTACCTTTCATTGCTGCCGCTGCCTCTGCAGTCGGCACTCTTGCAGAGACCGGACAAGCCCGGGCCATAGGCAAAGCGCAGGCTGTTGGGCTTGAAGAGCAGGCTCGCGCGGCAACCCTTGAAGCTGGTGCTGCAGAAGAGGCCCAGCGCAGGCAGGCCCGTGCTGCGTTTGGTGAGACTCGAGCGGCAGGCGCTCAGATGGGGCTCTTGGAGTCGACGTCCTTCGCGGATGCCTACTCGCAAGCCGCTACAATGGCCGAACTCGATGCGCTCAATATCCGCTCTGCCGGTGAGTCTCGTCGTCGCGGCTTGATGTATGAGGCGGGCGTCACGCGCGCAGCTCGTCCGAAGTGGGGGCCAGCGGTGCTCTCTGCAGGCACGAAGGCGTTGAGCGCATTTGTCGGCACGGGCGGCACGCTCCCGGGCGGTTGAGGTCTAACATGGCAAAGCTCGAATTCTATCGTCAACGTATCGCACCACAGGTGGAAGCTCCAAGCGTTCGCGGCTTGGCGGCAATCCAATCCCCTGCGGCACAGGTTGCCGAGAGCATTGAGCAGCTCGCAACGATTGGAGCCAAGATTCAAGAGAACCGACGCGCATCCAAGCTTACTGACTTGAGCGCCCGAGCAGCGACCGAACTCAACCAGTTCGTGTTGTCGCTCGAGACCGACACCGACTACGACACTCAGCTCGACCGATACAACGATTACGTCAAGCAGCTCGAAACGCGTGTGCAGGATGAGACGAAGGCCGACCCGCGTCTGTTTCAGATGTGGAAACGTGACTTCTCGGTTCCGGTCACCGCTCGATCATTTGATGTGCAGAAGCGCGCGCTCAAGGGTACGGTACAGCGCAATCGCGCCTCGCTCGATGACAACCTTTACTCACTCGGTCAACTGACCGGTTCTGGCAACCCCGAGCAAGACAAGTATGTGCTGTCGCAGGGAGCCCTTGCGATTGATGACGCCGAGGTGGCTGGGTTCATCTCGCCCGAAGAGGCCGCCAATAAGCGGCAAGAATTTGTGCGCTTTGCCTCGCAGAACTCCGCAAATGTGGCGCTGCAAGCAGACCCCGAACAGTTTGAGATCGCGCTTGCTCAAGGCCAGTTCCCCGAGCTGCGTGCAGATGATCGCATCTCGTTTGCAAAGAAAGCGTCAGATGCTGTTGAGGCCAAGCTCAGAGAGCAGCGCATCCAAGAAGATCGAGATCGCAAGCTGCGTGAGGATGCGATTCGCCGCGACGGTGAAGACCTAATCGCCAGCGGTCGCCTCTCTGCCGGGTGGCTGCGCGCCAACCGTGATGACTTGTCGCCAGAGCAATATCGCTACTTTCAGCGCGCTTTGCGTGGCGACGAGGGCCAGACCAACCCCACGATCTACGCCAATCTACTGTCACGCGCTAGCTCCGGGCAAGATGTAAGCCAAGACGCAAGACAGGCGTATATCGACGGCAGGATCAAGCAAAGCGACCTTGATCGATTGACGTCGCTCTCGGCCTCCTCTGGCTGGTATAAGGCAGGCGCTCGATTCATCGCCGGATCGCTTCGTGTCTCTGATCTCAATCCCGACCCAGCAGCAGCGCAGCGGTTGGCTAATGCCGAGAACGACTGGCGCGAATGGGCCGAGAGTCAAGAAGACCCGAGCAAGATTACGCCGGAGCGGGCGATGGAAGTCGCGCGCGGGTTGGTGCGCGAATACTCCATTATCGACTTCCAGAACAACGTCTTGCTCTTGCGCTCGCCGACCTTCTTGCGCGGTGCGCGTGACAATCCCGATCTTGACGCGACAGAAGATGCAACACTTGAGGCTCTGAAGCGCGGTGATATCACCGAGGCCGAGTTTGCAACTCAATCCGCACTGATTAAGAAATGGCGCAGCTCGGTTGATGCGATGCGCGCCACCGAAACGCCGAGGGCGAAATGATGCAACAACCCCCGCAACCTGCCTCAGATGGATCTGTGGAGTTCATGCGCTATCGAGAGGATCTCGCAGCGCAGACCGCGGCAGAGGAATTGCGTGCTCGCGTACAGCAACGTCGTGCGGCACAGCAGCCCCAAGCGCCACAAGCCCAGCCCGCTCCGCAAGAGCGCAGCGCGCTTGAGGCCGCTGGTGCAGCCGCCTCTGACGTAGGCCGCGGCGTTACCGAACTCCCCCGAGCGATCGGAGCCGGTGTGCGCGATGCCGTGCAGGAGACGGTTAATCTCTTTGGCGATGTCGGTAACTGGTTTGAGAACACCGTCAAGACAGGCGGGATAAAGGTCTCGCGCAAGGGCGTGGAGTTTGTCTCCTTTGAGGAGCTGCAAGACCTGCGCAAGAAGGGCAAGGATCTCTTCACGGCGGCAGAGCTGCCCGAGATCGGCGACCCTGAATCTACGACGGGTAAGGCGCTCAAGGGCGTCTCACAGTTCCTCGCAGGCTTTGGCGCTGCAGGCAAAGTGCTCAAGGCATTGAAGCCCGCAACGACGACTGCCAAGATCGGCAAGGCTGCAGCACAGGGCGCGGTCGCAGACTTCACCGTCTTTGACCCGCAAGAAGAGCGCCTCTCGAATCTCTTGCAAGAAGTCCCCGAGCTGCAGAACCCGGTCACCGAGTTCCTTGCTGCGGATTCCACCGACACGAACGCTGAAGGCCGGTTCAAGAATGCCATCGAAGGGCTCGGCCTCGGTGTCGCAACGGATGGATTCCTGCTTGGCCTTAAGACCCTGCGACAGGCCCGGGCTGCCAAGCGCACCCAAGAGGAAGCCGCAAAGGTTGCCAAGGCTGCAAAGGTTGAGATTCCTGCAACGGTATCCGAGACGGAGCTCTCCATACTGGGTAGCGACAAGCCCGATGCGCCACTTGTTGGCGTGGCCCCGAAGAAAGCCCCGACTAAGCTCGAGAAGGCCGAGGCTGCCATTGAGGGCGTAACGCCGACCGATGTCGTGGACGTAGCCGATGGTGTGCCGCGCGGCACGAAGCCGGGCGAGATCTATATCAACTTCGCGCGCATCAATGCGCCGGAAGATGTCCAAGCTGTCCTGCAAGACATGGCCGACAGGTTCAAGCCAGATGTTGACAAGGCTCGCCGCGGTGTCCGGACGTTTGAGCAGATCGAGCTTGACGCTGCACAGGTGAACGCATGGGAAGCCTTGCAAGCCCGTCGCGCCGGTGAGCCGTTGAGCGCAGAGCAGTCTGTAGCCGCTCGCCAGCTCTGGGCGATGTCCGGTGACAAGCTCGCACAGGTCGCCCGAGAAGCCTCGGCAAACCCGAGCGAGGCCAATCTGTTTGCCTTCCGCAAGATGATGGCAACGCACTACGCGATCCAGAATGAAGTGCTCGCGGCGCGTACGGAGACGGCCCGCGCTCTGGCCTCGTGGCGCATTCCAGCCGGTGGATCAGCAGAGCAGTTGCGCGCGATTACCGATGCGATCAACAACACGGGCGGCGAGAGGCTGACCCGTGAGATGGCCGACCGGGTGTCGCGTCTTGTGAACGCTGGCGAATACGAAGCCCTTGATGCCTTTATCCAGCGGTCGACTTGGGCGCGTACCTCGGAGGCGATGCAAGAGGCGTGGATTATGGGCTTGCTCTCTGGCCCGAAGACGCACCTCGTCAATATGATGTCGAACACCTCGGTCATTTTTGCCCAAATGTACGAGCGCAGTGTGGCGGCGCAGATCAACCAACTGGTCGGCGTCGGCCCGGGCGTTGAGGTGGGCGAGGCGACGGCGCAGATGTTTGGCATCGTTCAATCGATGAAAGACGCCCTGCGTTACTCGGCTCGATCTTTCCGCACAATGGAAACCGGCTACGGCCTCGGCAAGGTTGAGCTGCCTCGAGAGGGTGCGATCTCCTCGGAGGCCTTCAACATCAGCAGCGAAACATTCCTCGGTCGCGCAGTCGATGGCCTCGGCAACGTGATCCGGCTCCCGGGTCGCGCGCTGGCTGCAGAAGATGAGTTCTTCAAGACCATCGGCTATCGGATGGAGCTCAACGCCCAAGCCCTGCGGCAGGCGACAAGCGAGATGAACGCCGGGATGTTTGGCCCCGATGAACTGAAGGGCCGCATCCAAGACATCATCGACAACCCACCGGAGAACATCCGATTGGCTGCCGTTGATGCTGCGACCTATCAAACCTTCACCAACACCCCGGGCAACCTTGCCAAGGGGCTGCAGGAGATCGTTGCGCGCTATCCGGGTCTCAAGGTGCTGCTGCCGTTCGTGCGTACCCCGGCCAACATCCTGCGCTATACGTTCGAGAGAACGCCTCTCGCGCCCTTGATGTCACAGGTGCGTGCAGATATCGCTGCCGGTGGAGCCCGCTCAGATCTCGCCTATGCGCGAATGACAACGGGTTCCATGCTGATGCTGACCGCTGCTGACCTTGCGATGAACGGCTCGGTCACAGGCGGTGGCCCGTCTGATCCGAAGGAGAAGGCCGCGCTGATGCGTACCGGCTGGCAGCCCTACAGCGTCAAGATCGATGACCGCTGGTATGCCTACAACCGGCTTGACCCGCCCGGATCGCTCCTCGGTATGTCATCCGATTTGGTAGAGGTTCTGATTAATACCGACACGGAAGACCCGAACTATGATGCCGAAGAGGCTGCCGTAGCGATTGCCGCTGCGGTCGGTGCGAACGTGCTGAACAAGACCTACCTCTCCGGCCTAGCCGACTTCTTCGAGGCGATGGGCGATCCGAAGCGCAGAGCAGAAGGGTTCGCTCAACGGTTCGCAGGGTCGCTGATTCCTGCCGGTGTGGCTGAAGTAACGCGGCAAGTCGACCCGTATAACCGCGAGGTCTACTCGATGCTGGATGCGATGAAGCGCCGCACACCGGGCTTCTCGGAAGATTTGCCTGTCCGGCGTGATATCTGGGGCAGGCCGCTTGAGTTCAAGTCTGGCCTCGGCTGGGCCTATGACGTCTTCAGCCCGATATACAGCAAGAAGGAAGACCCTGAGCCGATTGATACCGAGATGCTGCGCATTGAGGCTCCGGTCAGTATGCCCTCGAAGCGCGTGGTGTTTGACGGCGTGACGGTGGATCTCGACCGATACCCCGGCATCTATAGCCGATACCTCGAGCTTGCCGGTAACGAGCTCAAGCACCCGGCATGGCGGCTGGGCGCAAAGGATTACCTAAACGCCCTTGTAACAGGCAAGCATCCGATGTCGCAGATCTACCGCATCCGCTCTGACGGGCCGGATGGCGGCAAGGCAGATATGATTGCAAGTATTGTAAGCGACTATCGCAAGCTCGCCCGAGATCAGTTGTTGAAAGAATATCCGGAATTGCGTGATGAGGTGCGCGAACGCAAAGCGGAGAAACAGAGATTGCGCCTCCCCGTTCTTCAGTGAGGATTAACGAATGACCGTTTCATCATCGACTGCAAAAGTCAGCTACTCCGGCAACGGCGCAACACAAGCCTTTGCCGTTCCGTTCTACTTCCTCGCCGATAGCCAGCTCTTGGTCATTCTGCGCGCCTCTACTGGTGCAGAGACGACGCAAGTGCTTGGCGTCAATTACACGGTAACTGACGCAGGCGTGCTGACTGGCGGCACTGTTACGATGACGGTTGCACCGCCAACTGGCTCGACGCTGGTCATTGTGCGCAACGTCCCGCTCACGCAAGAAACGGATCTGCAGCCAAACGATCGATTGCCTGCCGAGACGCTTGAGCAGTCCATCGACAAGTTGACGATGATCACTCAACAGCTCGATGAAGAGTCTGCCCGCTCGTTAAAGTTTCCGGTTTCGGACGCGAGCGCATTTGACCCGACTCTGCCGGTATCGTCTGATCGTGCTGGCAAATATCTCAAGTTCAATGCTTCTGGCGCTATTGCAATGGAGAGTGTGCCGCCGGGATACGCGACCGCGGTGGTCACGGACTTTGGTGCCGTTGGCGACGATTCGACGGTAAATACGGCTGCGATTCAAGCTGCGATTAATTCGCTGACCAATGGCGGGACGCTGTTCTTCCCGACCGGAATTTATCGATCGGGGCCGCTCACAGTCGGCATCAACAACATCAAGTTCTTGATGACTGATGGAACGGTTTTGAAATTTCCGACCCTTGGAGTCAATGCCAAGGCAATTACGGTCAATGCCAATAACTTTTCGATTGAGGGCGGCAAGCTGCAAGGCCCAGCCGCCTCGGTGTACGTCATTGGAGAAGACGGCATTTACATGGTTGGCACATCAACTTCAGTTCGTAAAAGCGGATTGGAGTTGCGTAATGTCGAAATCACGCAGTTTGGATCGCATGGCGTTTACTGCCAGTTTGTAGACAACATTCTGCTGACCGAGTGCTATATCCATTACTGCGGATACGCCGGTGCGATGTTCTTGTCGTGCAATAACGGTGTAGCTACAAAAAACCGCATTTTGTACATCACGCCCGGCACTTCGAGCAATATGTACGGCATTTCGTTGACGCATGACTCAACGGGGTATAACACCGACCCAAATGCTGGGACGAAACAAGCAGCCAACCCGTTTTGCTGGAATTGGTATGTTGGTCAGAACTACGTTGCTTACAACGCGTGGGAGCCGATTGACACTCACGGCGGGTATGAGATCACTATTGACGGTAACCACGTTTACGCCAGTTACGGCGGCATTGCTTGCACCTCATCAAGCGGCGATGCGTCGGGATATGCTGGTTATGACAACGCCGTTATTAACAATATCGTGGATGCTCGCAATCCAGATGGCACGGCTTCGGGTTATGAAAACACCAATTACGGAATCAACATCAATGGCGGCCCTGCGTTAAATCACAAAAATGTGATTTGCGCTAATAACATTGTCGTTTCGCATGGCATCACAGCCAATACAAACTCAAGCGCGATTCAGGTGGTGTACGTTCAAAATGCAAACGTATCTAACAATATTATTCAAAAATGGGGCGGCTCTAGTATTGATATTACGGCCAGCTCGCATATTACCGTTCATGGAAACGCATTTCTTGAGCTAGGCGATCCGATTGGCGGCGCGACTGATGCGTGCCTGTTGTGCCAAGTGGTTTCAACGCTAGGCTACACCATGACGATTACGGATAACCGAGTATCAGCAAACGGCGGAACGGCTGGGTACATCGGATTCCGTGGGCCGCAATTAACAACTCTCCCATTCTTTTCTGGTAATGATTTTGTGGCGGCTACTTCCGCTGCCTACATTGTCCCAAATGACTTTTTGGTTAGTGACACCGGCAATCCAATCCTACGCGTTAATGTTGATAACGCAGGAGGTGGAGCGGCTGTAGATGTAGATGTAGCCGCACTGTCTCGATACCAATTCTTTCGTATCGATGTTACGTCGGATAGTGCAACGTCTGAAATTAATAATTTCTCGAATGGCGTCTATGGGCAAGTAATCTACATTCACTCACCCGGCTCAACAGACTTTATATTGACGGCCAATGCTAAGCGCATGGCTGGCGGCGCGGCTTATACCGTGACCCAATATGACACCTGTATGCTCTTGCAGACTGGCGGAGCAACTGGCACTGGAGGAGTGTTCTGGACAGAGATCAGTCGCTCTGTGAATGGGTAAGCCTAGCGATCTCTGCCTCTAGTCGTTTGATCTCGAGGGAAAGGATTGAGGCCTGTCTCCACAGGCCCGATCCTCTGACCACGGCAAGCGCGTTCTCGACGCTCTCGTCTTTCGCCTGCCCGTAGGCCCAAGGCGCTGCCTTCAGCTCATTTGCCCATGCACCGGGTGGGCTGATCTTGTCTATAGTCATGGCAAACCCTCAACGCTGTAGCTTTGTGATGGTGATCGCATCGGAGTGACAGGCTTCTTGATCCAGCTCGGATCTTGCCAATAGAGTCGGTTATTCGGGTACGCAATCCACGGCCCTGCATCGAGCTCGATGATGTGGTGGTTCTTGTGCTGGTCGCTGATCTCTGACCAGCCGCCGCTACACCAGTCAACCGTGAACAGATACTTGCCGGGTCGCATCACCTTATCGCGCCCGAGCCCTTCGACGCGGTGGCCGATCAGGAAGTCGAACTGATGCACGGCGCAATGCCTGCTGAACGAATCCCACCAGCACGCGAGCTCGAGCGGAAACGGATCGCAGGGCTTTGAGCATAGCGCGTGGATCGGTATGCGCGCCCATTGCGCTCCGTTGTCCAGCATGATCTGAAACATCGGCACCCGGGCTGGCTCGGCACGAAATCCGAATACCATGCACTCGGTAAACTCGCCAAACCCCTCGCGCTGGTCGTGCAGGAATTCGTTACGGACGTAGGCCCGAACGTATGGCGTGTCAGCGAGAAAGGTCATGCCAAAGTATACCGGGCATAGGTCTTGTTGCGCTTCGTCTCGCGCTTGCTGACGATCTGGAACCCCATGCCGCGCAAGTCTGCGATGCGAGCTGCGAGACGCAGGCATCCGAACCGGACGGCATCGAGAGCGGTGATGCTGCCGCGGCGCTTCATGTGCTTTAAGATTCTCTCAGTCTGGCTCATACGATGTTCTCCTTTCTCAGTTGTGCGATGGTTCTAATGACGCCCTCGAGGTGGGCGAGTCTGACGTAATCTCGATCAAGGTCGGTGTGGCTGCGGCGGTCGACTGCACTGTGGCACTCATGGCATCCCCAAGCGCCGAGCAAGTCATCGGCCTTGATGCCCATGCCAGAGATGCCGGGCATACGGATGTGTGCGAGCACCACGGTCTCGCTGTTGTGGTTACAGATCCCGGGAAGGCGGATCATGCAGCCGCGGCCTTTCGCCTCTTTGCGTAGGTTAGCCATAGTTGGGTTCCGGAATATGAATGCCGAGCTCTGCGCACTTGGCCTCGATGAGGGAAAGGTAATCGCTGAACTCCTGCTTCGTGAGCTTGCTCGACCTGCGCAAGGGCTTGTGCCGTTTCCTGCCGAATCCCTCGATGACTTCAGAACCGAATGCTTCGATGAGGAAGTACTCATGCAGGTCTGTGGTTGTCCAGCCGCGCAGGGTCTCCCCGCCTCCCTCTAGGATGGATGGGTACACCACACCCCAGAGGAAGGCGTTTTGTTGATCGCTACGTTTCGGCTTGAACGCCTCGATCGTCACCTGCCAGCTCTGCGCCGGGTCAAGTCGGCTGACCATGTTCGAGATCGCATTGGCGATCTGCTCAGGCGGTGTGCCTTTGGCGATGACGCGGCGCATAGTTAAAACGGGATAACCTTGTCGTCTTCAAAGTCGATCTTGTCCCAATTGTCCTCGCTGACCTCGTTCGCCTTGGGCGCAGGCCGCGCTGCTGGTAAGCCATCCTTGGGCTTGACCGACAGGCTGAGGAATTTCGAGCCCGGTTCCTTGGCGGTTGGGCCAGCGACTTTGACCCATCCAGAGAGCCAGTATTCGACGCCGTTGATGTTGATTGAGCCTGTATGCGTAGGATGCTTTTCGCTCTTGGGTGTTTCTTTCACTCTGCCGAGCGTTCCAGTGTTGGTGCGATCGTACTCTTTCACAAACTTAACTCCTTCAGGTTATTCACTTTGCGGTCGACTTCTTGCAGAAACTCGGTGACCTTCTGAGTGATCTCGATGATCTGCGGCTGGTCTCGATGAACACGGATGATGTGCAGGCGCAGGCGCTCGGGCAGTTTCGGCTGGTACACCACATAGTCGCACCAGTCTCGCCCGGTCACGGCCATCTGCCATTGCATCTGGAGGCGGTGATCGGTCGGAACTTTTCGGCTCTCGATAATGTCCAAGGCGGTCGCTGGCTGGACAGACTTGATCTCGACCAGCCCCTCTGCACCGACAAGCCCATCCGGTGACGCACCGGCCTCGAGCTTGGCGTGCTTGATGAAGCCCACCTCCTCGACGAGAAGCCCCACACGGGCGCTATAGGCGGCTCTGGCCTCGGCCTCTGTATCGATGCCGTGCTGCATGGCCGGGCTCGTATACGTCTCCGTAGGCGCTCCTGTGAGGCGCTCGCAAACGAGCTGCGCCATGTAGTTACGATAACCCGCCTTCGACTTGTCCATCATCACGTTTGAGATGGCAGAGGCAGTCACCTTGCCGACCCGGGAATTGAACCATTCATCTGTGCGCTGTTCCATGTCAGTCTCCCAATGCTTCTTCAAGGTTGCCGATCGCTTCGTCGAGCTCCTCGTCGGTCACTTGTATGGCGTTGTTCAGCGCGCACCAAGCCGGGTCGAGGCGACGCAGGGTGTCGCGTAGGCTGATCAGCAAGGATCGCATTTCGTCGCTGCTCACTTGGATAACTCCTTTTTGCGTTCGGCAAACTTCTGGACGGCGCTTGTCCGGACAGACTCCGGCAAGCTCTTGAAGAGGGCGGTCAGATCGTCGACCGTGTTGCAGGCTGCGAGCTTGGCAGCGATCCCGGCATCGAGCTCTTCGCGCTCGGCTTCCGGCAGATCCTCGCCAGCGTAGATGTAAAGGCCGAGACCATGTAGGGCGATGCACTTGGCAAGGCAGCGCATGATGCTCGTATTGACTGCAAATGAGTCCGGGTTCTGGATCGGCTTGTTGCGGTGGTCGAGCACCGGCAACAAGCAAGTCTTGATGTCGCCCTTGATCTCGACCGAGACCTTGACCATTCCGGTCGTGTCCTTGAGGTAGACCAGCGGCAAGCCGTCGAATTCGTGGACGGTGTAGCGCGCAGCCGGGTCGATCTTCAGCACCTCGGCCCAAGCCCATGCCCAAGATAGGTAGGTCAGGTTTCCCTTTTTCTCGGTGTGGTCGTTGACGTTGACCTTCAGCAATTCACTCATCGTCGCTCTCCTTGAGTTCGTCTAATGCTTTGTTACAGGCTTCGATCCGTTCCATCTCCTCGAGCTCTTGCATCTCGAGGTCTTGCTGGTGCCACCAGCTCAGATCGTCATCACCAAACATGGCTAGCTACCTCTTGCTCTACGGTGCAGTCCCCATCGCAGGGAACCAAGATCGCGGCGCAGGCATAGGCCGCGAGGATGAATACAACGATCGGCCAGACGCGGCTCATGTGCGCTCCTTGGTCACTTCGAGGATGGCCTCTTGGGTGCCGTCGAACTTGCCGAGGACATAGGCGTACTTGATCGCTTGAGCAACGATCGGGTCGAGGGATGGGTTGCTGACCATCTCGATCAGCGACTGGGTAAGGCGTTCGAGTTCAGTATTCATGCGAGCCTCGCAGCCGCGGTCTTGGCGGCGGTCAGGAAGTTGTCGGGAGGACTGTTGCAATCGAGCGCGTCCTGCAGCTCTGCAGAATCGTTCATGTAAAGCTCGATCACGCAGTCCATGCACCAGTCGTCGCAGGTGGCAGGCTTGTCGTCACAAATATCGCAGCGGTACATCGTTGGTATCTCCGTCGTTGTTCTAGTCGATGGGTGAATGTTAGCACAGGCTGCAATCCATCTGTCAACAGTTGCTAACTAAATATTTTTAGGCTAGGGTTCGCAGCAGGAGGAACCCTATGACATTTGACGAACTACTGACCGTGTATGGATCACAGGCCGAGATTGCTCGGGTCTACAACATCAGCCGCGCATCGGTGAATCGCTGGTCAAAGACCGGCAAGGTGCCAGAGCTGCGGGTGCTGCAGTTTGAGCGCAACCAGAGCCCCGCAGAGGAGCGCCAGAGACGCAAGCAGTTGCAGATAGCGGCTGCCCGTCGATGGGCTGAGAAGGGCTGACGGTGCGTTACGGCAGCGTTTGCTCGGGGATAGAAGCCGCGACCGTGGCTTGGCATCCCCTTGGATGGGAGGCGGCATGGTATAGCGAGATCGAACCGTTCCCGTGCGCCGTGCTGAAGCACCACTACCCACACGTTCCCAATTACGGGGACATGACCAAGTTTGAGGAATGGCCGAATGAATCAATTGAACTTTTGGTCGGAGGAACCCCTTGCCAGTCATTCAGCGTCGCAGGACTGCGAAAAGGACTGGCTGACCCGCGTGGCAACCTCATGCTCACCTACGGCGCAATTGCTCGCCGATATCGCCCCGAGTGGTTGGTATGGGAGAACGTCTTCGGTGTCTTGTCGTCTAACGGAGGACGGGACTTTGGAACCTTCCTCGGAATGTTGGCAGAACTCGGGTATGGGTTCGCCTACCGGGTTCTTGACGCTCAATACTTCGGAGTGGCCCAGCGACGGCGTCGTGTGTTCGTTGTCGCAAACGCTAGAAGCTGGCAACGTGCCGCAGCGGTACTTTTTGAGTCCCACAGCCTGCAAGGGCATCTTGCGCCGAGCAGAGAGGCGCGGGAAGGAGCTGCCCAATGCCTTACGGCAGGCGTTGGAAAGCGTTACGACCCAACCACAGAAACCTTGCCTGTAGTGCAAACAATGGGCGATGAAGATATTGCTCCATGTTTAATTAAACGCATGGAAGCTGCAACCGGCACAACGCAAGACGCGCAAATTATTGCCGTCGCCCAGCCAATCCCAATTGACACAATGAATCATTTAGGTCGCGGTGATCATCATTCATTTGGTGATTTCCAACCGGGCGGCCCTAGTTACACGCGAACGAAGGGTCACAGTCATGGCGTTGCCCAACCAATCCCATATGACTTTTTCCAGATTACTGCCCCCGTGAATCGTCAGTCACGACAACCGGGCGATCCTTGCCACACCCTTGCACGTGACAATGCCGCTCACGCTACGATCATGCAGTCGGTGGCATCTGATCAGACCGCTGGAACGCTCCGAGCAAACCCGGGTAGCGGTGGGCGATCTAATGGGACGCCTGTAGAGGGTGTAGCGATACAAGCCATGCAAGTGCGCCGCCTCACGCCCGTGGAGTGCGAGCGCCTCCAAGGCTTCCCTGATGGCTACACCAACATCCCTTGGCGCAAGGCCGCAGAAAGCCTAGACGGCCCGCGCTACAAGGCGCTTGGCAATAGCATGGCGGTGCCTGTCATGGCGTGGATCGGCAAGCGCATCCAACAGGTTAGCGATCTATGAGCCGCACCGCCTACCACCGGGCTTATTACTGGACGCGCTTGGACGCACGGAGAGCCTCTGCGAGGGCTTCTCGAGCAAAGGCAAGGGAAAGGGCAGCGGTTATCCGCATCGTCTCTGACGCCGTTACAGAGGCCAGAAACGACAAACCCCCTTTCGGGGGCTTGACGAAGCCGTCGGGCGGCTTTACGCTTGGGTTGCGGTTTAAGCGTGATGGAAGTCTGACGGGCTGT